ACAGGATCAAGATTCGGTATACAAATAACTGCACATACTAATGCAACTTCTAGTGGGAGTCAGTACTAATGGCGGATTTAAAAGGATTAGATGTTACTAAGAATAATTCTCTTGGTCAATCATATGGTTACAATGAGCAGTTAGCAATATACAATCATTTTACAACCGCTCAAGGTAGTGCATATATTCATCTCAAGACCAACCAATATAAAACATATAATCAGATAACCACTATTGAAGGAACTGGTTATAATTACGGTACAGGTAAACCTATAAAATGTAGATGGTCGTTCTATGCATATAACAATCTGTTATACGATAAAGGAACTACAACCGATTCTAGTTCAGGTGTAGATGCTCATGGTATGTATTTGAGTTCAGACGGATATGCAGTTATTCGTGCATATGCTTCTAGTGTATACTTTTTAGGTCTCATGCTCAATGCATATACATCTGGAGCAGGTACTCATCCTTTTGGTGGTCGAGTCGAGATAACCGCAGTTGCTCAGAACGGAACTTCAGGGAATCACTTCTAATGAGAATAGCAGATGATGTAAGAATAACTCCTAAAAATGTATCCGATAAGAATTATCAATTGGGTAAATACTGGTATAATACTACTACGAACTCTGGCGGATATATTCACCTTAAAACCAACATTGCTAATAAGTCAAGTGTTATGTTTCATATTCAATGTGAAGGATTTAACTATGGTAGAGCAAGAGCAATAGACTCGGTTGTTACTGGTTATACATATTCTGGTTGGGATTCAGTTCTTAATCAATACATGGTTAATTATGCTGGTGGTGCTTCTATAGAGTCTACATACATATCTTCTGATAATTACGTATGCATTAGACTATATTCATCATCATGGTACTATTCAGGTTTTCTTGTACACGCAATGTTTCCTTGCCCTTCTGGTAGAGGACATGTTTTAGAAATAACAGATACAAACTTTAATCAAAATAATGGGAGTCATTTCTAATGACAGACTTTATAGATAGTGATGGTAATGGTAATCCAATTGCCGCACCGATATTACCGACATATGACGTTGAACGTTCTATGGAATATCCAAATTTAACAGAACAACTTGATATGTTGTGGCATGCTATGGACGCAGATCCAAGTAAACGATTAGAACCTTTCTACTCGACTATCAAAGCAACTAAAGACAAGTATCCGAAGGACTAAGACATGGCATTAACTAAAGTAAATCGAAAAACGAGTAGTGTACCATCTATTGATGACCAAGGCACAGGTGGTGTTACAGGTATAAATATCAGTAGCAGTGGTATCGTTGATTTAAAACTCGCATCTACAGTAAACGGCAATTCAATCTTTCATTCAGGTAATGATGGTGCAGGTTCTAATCTAGATGCTGATAAGTTAGATGGTCAACAAGGCACATATTACAGAATTAATGTATACAACTCTTCGGGTACATTACTCAATTAAGGCATAAGAAATGGCAACTCCTAATACAAGAGACGAATTAATAGATTATTGTTTACGGGCATTGGGTCATCCAGTGCTTGAAGTCAATGTTGCTGATGAACAAATGGAAGACCGTATTGACGAAGCACTTCAATACTTTCGTGAGTTTCATCCAGATGGTAAGAGACGTTTCTATGTCAAGCATCAAGTAACTCAGAATGATATTGATAACAAATACATTGACCTAACAGCAGATGTATTAACTGTTGTTCGTATGTTTCCTGTCAATGACATGACCGCATCTACTAACTTCTTTGATATCAAGTATCAGATGATGTTGAATGATATCACAGACTTAAACAACTATGCAGGTGATATCGCATACTATGAACAGATGCAACAACATCTTTCACTTCTTGATATGAAATTGAATGGTGCTCCTCAGATTACATTTGATAGACAAGCACAACGTGTTTACTTTGAACATGACTCAGCAGACTTCACAGTAGGTCACTATATTATTCTTGAAGTATATGGAGACTATGATCCTGATGCAGGTGTCACTTCTGACTTAAATTCTCTATGGAACCATAAGTTCTTGAAAGAGTATGCGACTGCATTGATTAAGAAACAATGGGGTCAGAACATGTCTAAGTTTGAAGGAATGCAATTACCTGGCGGTGTGACTATCTCAGGTCGTCAAATCTATGATGACGCACAACAAGAGATTGAACAGATATTACAGAAGTTTAGAGAAGAACAAGACGTTGGTCCAATGTTCTTTATGGGGTAATACATGGCGACTAATCCTTGGGTATCACAACAAGTACGTGGCGAACAGAACTTATATGAGGACTTAGTAATTGAGTCCTTGAAGTTCTATGGTCAAGATATCTATTATCTGCCACGTGAGATTGTGAACAAAGACAAAGTGTTTCTTGATGACGTACCATCTCGTTTCTCTGATTCATACAAGATTGAAATGTATGTAGAGAATGTAGATGGGTTCGAAGGTGAGGGTGATTTATTCTCTAAGTTCGGAGTAGAGTTACGTGACCAAGCAACATTTGTCGTCGCACGTAGACGTTGGAAGAATCTCATCGGTGATAAACTTGATGCCTATAACTTCCGTCCACGTGAAGGCGACTTAATATACATTCCTTTCTCGCAGTCTATCTTTGAGATATTCAAGGTAGAGACCGAGACGCCATTCTATCAGTTAAATCAATTACCGACATTCAGACTTCAGTGTGAGTTATTCGAATATAACGATGAAGACTTTGATACAGATGTCGAAGGTATTGATGACGTAGAAGAAGAAGGTGCATATCAATATAAACTTACTATGAATACGCCTGCTGAATCAACTGCTACAATTACAGGCGGTATAACATTTGAAGGTGAACTAAACAACTTAACAGTAACTAATCCAGGTCGTGGTTACTCTACAGCACCTACAATTACTGTTTCTGATAATCCGGGATCAAACTCTAAGTTCGGTAATGCATCTCTTAACGCATCTCGTGGTCGTGGTATCGAAACAAATTATCTACTGAATGGTAATAACGGTACTATCGAAATGTGGGTTAATGTTGACCAACTACCATCTTCAGGTAGTCAACAAGCACTCTTCTTAACGGGTGGTACCGAAGACGACTTAACTAATCAATATATGTGGGGTATCAACTCTACTGGTCAACTTGTGTATTCACGTGGTGATAATCAGGGTGGTGGTGTAGTAAGTCCTACTGGTAATAGTATTCTGTTTCAACAAGGCACTTGGCATCATTTATTAATTGGTGTTGAAGGTAGTAGATTGTTCATATACTTTGACCAAATTATAGAACATGATGCTACGTATGCTGGAGTAACTTTCAATTGGTTCACGTCAGAAGGTTTCTCTACTGGTGCTGATGCCGCTCGTGAACTTGACGGTATTCAGTGGGATGGTCTTGAAGGTTTCATTGACGAGTTCAGAGCAAGAGTTGGTTCACGTTCTACACTCATGGATAATCGTTACATAGATTCTGGTGTCAACACATCTTTATTTGAACAGGACGCAGAATGGGATTCTGATGTAAGCACAGCATACTTAAATCACTTTAATGCGATAGATGCAGACCTTACAGCAGAAATTACTAACGGTCAGTTATCTGGTATTATTACTAATAATCCTGGTCTGTACTATGATATTCCGCCTACAATTACTGTAACAGCACCTTATTCTGGTGGTACATATAAACGTAATACTATTGTCGAACAAGACTTTGGTACATACACAATGAAGGGCGAAGTAGCAAAGTGGGATTCAGAAAGCACCACGTTGTACCTAGCACACGTAGGAGCGACAGATGGGCAGTATCATACGTTCAATACTTCATTACCAGTAGTCAGTGATGATGCAACTTGGGCACCATCATTAGTAGAAGAGTTAGAATACATTCAAGAAGTCGAAGATGGTGTTGCTCAGAATCAATACTTTGATGACTTTGAAAGTGACTTCTTAGACTTTAGCGAAAACAATCCATTCGGAGATATGTCATAATGTTTGGAACATGGTTTTATCACAAACGAGTACGCATGGCAGTCTCCGTCTTTGGTTCACTGTTCAATAATCTTTACGTATTACGTCAGAACAGTGCGGGAGAAACTATCTCGCAAGTCAAGGTGCCATTGTCATATGCACCTGCTCGTTCTTTCATTCAACGACTTGAAGAGATGCGTGACGGTGAAGAACAAGAACGTAGAGTCGCAATGAAGTTACCGAGAATGTCATTTGAAATAACATCAATGCAATATGACCCGACTCGTCAGTTACCAAAGTCAAATAATTTCTCTTCTTCAGTTGCTAATGATAGTACTAAGAAGAATATATTCTACTCAGCAGTACCTTACGATATTACGTTTGACGTGAATATATACGCAAAGTCTCAAGATGATGCGTTACAACTTGTCGAACAAATACTACCGTACTTCAACCCTCAGTATACAATCTCAGTGAAACCTTTCTATGAGGATCATCCAGAGATTAAAGAAGATGTACCGATTGTTTTACAGAGTGTAGACTTCTCGGATGACTATGAAGGTTCTGTTGGTGACCGTAGAACAATTATCTACACACTATCATTTGCTATGAAAATAAGTTTCTATGGACCGAACGATACAAGTAACGTAATTCGTGAAGTTAATAATAACCTATATATTCTATCGGGTGACAGTGATAGAGAAGATTTTCAATACAGAATGCAACTCACCCCTACACCATCTAATGTTGGTTTAGATAGTGATTATGGGTTTAATTATAGTTATTTGGATAGCGCATTATAATGTCAGATGATAAAGATAAAAATGTAGACATGGACTACGAGTATGCTCGTAATGTCTACTATGACTTGATTGATAAAGGTCGTGATGGTATTGAAGAAATGCTTGAACTCGCACGTGCGTCGGAACATCCACGTGCGTTCGAAGTTCTTGCTACTATGATTAAGAATACTGCTGAAGTATCTGACCGTCTTATGAAACTGAATACAGACAAAAAGAAACTACAAACTATCGACAAACCTGCATTGACTAATGAAGGTGGTACTACTAATAACAATATCTTTGTTGGTTCAACCACTGAACTTCAACGTTTCTTACAGAATGAAGAGAAGGTGATTAACGATGACAGTGGAGAACAATAAATCATATCTCGGTAACCCTAATGTAAAACGTGATGGTGTTGCTGAAGAATGGACAGAAGAAACAATACGAGAATACAAGAAGTGTATGGGAGATCCCGCATACTTCTGTAAAACATATGTTAAGGTAGTACATCTTGATAAAGGTCTTGTTAACTTCAATCTATACCCATACCAAGAACGCATGTTCGACCATTTTCAAGAAAGTCGTTTCTCTATTGTACTTGCTTGTCGTCAATCTGGTAAGAGTATTAGTTCAGTTGGTTATCTTCTTTGGTTTGCTTTATTTCATTCTGAAAAAACGATTGCAGTACTTGCTAACAAAGGTGCGACTGCTCGTGAGATGTTAGCACGTGTTACATTAATGTTAGAGAACTTACCATTCTTTTTACAACCAGGATGTAAAGCACTCAATAAAGGTTCAATCGAATTCTCAAATAACTCACGTATCATTGCCGCGGCAACATCTGGTTCTTCTATTCGTGGTATGTCTGTTAACTTACTATTCCTAGACGAATTCGCATTCGTAGAAAATGCGACAGAGTTCTATACATCGACATATCCAGTAGTATCATCTGGTAAAGACACAAAAGTTATTATCACATCTACAGCAAACGGTATTGGTAATCAGTTCGAGAAGATATGGACTGGTGCAGTTCAAGGCACTAACGAGTACAAACCATTCCGTGTTGACTGGTGGGATGTTCCAGGTCGTGACGAGAAGTGGAAGAATGAGACAATTGCAAATACATCTCAGTTACAGTTTGACCAAGAATTCGGTAATACATTCTTCGGTACAGGTTCTACTCTTATCGATGCTGAATGTCTTATGTCACTACGTGCTATAGATTACAAGAGTAAGTACGAAGGCGGTGACTTACTTGTGTATACAGAACCTGTCAAAGGTCATGAGTATATCATGATGGTAGATGTAGCAAAAGGTCGTGGACAAGACTACTCGACATTTACAGTTATTGATATCAGTGAGAAACCATTTCAACAAGTTGCTCGTTATAAAAACAACAGAATATCTCCTATACTGTTTCCTAACATTCTTTATAAGTATGCAATGGCATATAACGAAGCATATGTTGTCGTTGAAGCAAACGACCAAGGTGCTGTTGTATGTAATGGTTTATACTATGACTTTGAATATGAGAATCTACATACCGAATCAGCAGTTAAAGCAAATGCACTTGGTATTGAAATGAATCGTAAAGTCAAGAGACTAGGTTGTTCTGCTATCAAAGATATTATTGAAAGTGGGCAACTTGCGTTATATGACGAAGACACTATACTTGAGATATCGACATTCGTTGCTAAGGGTCAATCATTTGAAGCATCTGACGGCAACCATGATGACTTGATGATGAACTTAGTTATGTTTGGTTACTTTGTTTCGACACAGTTCTTTGCAGATATGACAGATATAAACCTCAAACAAATGATGTTCCAAGATAAGATGGAGCAAATAACAAATGATGTTGTACCTTTTGGTTTCATTGATGATGGTTCTGATTATATCGAACAAGAACAAAACACGTATCAAGGATGGCACCAGATGGACACGTTTGGTGATAGAGAATGGTAAAAGTATAAATAAGAGTATTGAATATATTTCATGAATATATAATACGTATTATGACAACTTATCATTCGTTAACGAAACAAAGGAAATAGATATGGCGATTAAACCATCATCACCTAGAATCACTATAAGTGAAATCGACAAGAGTTCGGTAGTCCCGGCAGTCGGTGCCGCTGGCGGTGCATTCGTAGGTAACTTCCGTTGGGGTCCTGTAGAAGAACGTACACTAGTAGCAGATGAAACTGGTCTAGTAGATGCATTCGGTGCACCCAGCGATACAAACTCGGTAGATTTCCATTCTGCCGCTTATTACTTAAAATACTCACAAACATTACAAGTCGTTCGTATGAACAACGGCGGTCAGAATGCACATGGTGCAGTCACTAAATTTGTTGGCGATTCTGATGGCAGTTCACTTGTAGTTAAAAACTTAAACCACTGGGATAACACTATCTCTACTGCGGTAGGTGAAGGTGCAAGTGCAACTAACTCTGGTACTTGGGTAGCAAAATATCCTGGCACTATCGGTAATGCATTAACAGTTTCATTCTGTCCTGCAAGTGATTCAGCAGGCGCAGAACACTTTACTGGTTGGACTTATGCAAGTTCTTTCGACCGTGCTCCAGGAACTTCAGATTACGCAACTAGTAAGAATGCATCTAACGATGAAATTCACGTTGCTGTTATTGACCGTACTGGTGCAATTTCAGGTGCTAAAGGTACTGTACTAGAGAAGTTTGAACACTTATCTATGGCACAAGGTGCAACTCGTTCTGATAACTCACCTAACTACATCTCTGACGTATTGAACGAACAGTCTCAATATATCTGGAATGGTTACTTCGGTGATGATTCTGCATTCGGTTCTGACTACTTAGATTTAGGTGGTAATATCGGTACAGCACCAGATGTTGATGCTGGAACTGATTACGGTATCGGTGCTGGTCTAACTGACGCAGTTCGTACAGTAAACTTAGGTGGTGGTCAAGAATCATCTGCACTAAGTACTGGTAATTTTGCAACTGG